CGCTGCAATGGCCTCCGTAATAGTCGGCCGTGTGGCATTTGCAACTTGAAGGGCGGCAACTTCACTATTAGTCAGTAAGTTCTTCTGAGTGCCGCTTTCTCCTTCGCTGTGATCATCATCAAAGAAATACTGGTCATCGTAGCAAAGACCGCTGGTTGCCCCGGTGCCGTTTTTAATAAGCGTGCTGAGCAGGCTGCCATAATGACCGACCGCACGTTGTGCCATCTCGTTAATCCTGACGTCGATCTGGCCGGTTTTGTCCCGTCTCATCCATTTGACGGGTATGTCCAGAGTTGCCTCGAATTCCTTGTTGACGATTGTGATCCCGTTCTCGCGGAATCCCTTGGCGTGCCGGCCGCCGATCCATTCCCGCATGACAGGCGATTGACCGAGCCACTTGTATGTCTCGGATTCCTGGTCCGAATCAAACAGGACCGATACTAATTGGATCCATGACAGACCTGTGTACTGCTCGAGGGCGCGAAAAAACTTGCCGATTATCGATCGACTTCCCAATCCTTGAGCTCCCATCTGTGATCTCCTAACAAAATTTATTATTGATATTCTTTCCGGGCAACAAAAAACGGCAAACTGATGAACTGGCACCAGTTTGCCGTTTTTGTTCTTAGCACCTCTCGGCTGGCCGGCCGAAAGGAGAACCCGCTCTTCACTTTTCAATATATCTGGTTATGGGCTGATATTTTTATGGGCATATCTGTAGCATGATGAACGGAGCACCTTGCCCATTAGCCTGCGCCCTGGTCATGATAAAGCCAACGTGCTGCTGATATTCACTTTCGGCATTATCGTCATCATGTACCATCAGAGTACCGTTATACCTTGCCACAACCTGGTTACTGCGTGCTTGGCTGCCTGGGTTATGATCGCCATAGCCATTGGCCGGGGCTACCCAACATCTTCCCCAGGTCATTTCCCAGTGATAAGGCAGGAGGGTGGTCGCGGCCCTCATTGGCAGACCAACAAAACTTTTATTGACATCGCCAGCCGTGCCTGCCCTAACGTCCAGGTAGGGATTTGCCATACATTCCACACTCATTGAAGTCGTAATGTCTATGGGCAAACCTTCCTCCAACGTCAAGGTCATGGTCCCGCCGCTTGAAACTTCGGTGTTCCCCGTTATCCGCATATTGATCGAATTTTCGGAACCTGGGAAAATTATGATACTGCCGTTCTTCAAAACATCGGCTCCAATATTCCCGCTGCCGTCCCCGTCCCCGCCACCGACGGTGATCGCAAGTGTTGTGGACCCGGCGTCCGCGTCCGCCTGGACTGCTGCGGAAGCAACCTCCTGGACGTGGTACTGGCTCTGAGCCAGCAGATCGGTATTCAGCGTAGCCCCTGCATTCGCAAAATGAAAAGTACGGCCATCCGGGGTTGTTCTTCTGGTTCCGATAGCATAATTCTTGGTTGCACTTAACTCGAAGATACCCTGATAGGAGCCACCTACCTCGATATCCCCATAAGTTATTTCCCGGTCCATGCTTTCCGCCTGTGGTTCGTTCGTCTGGAATTCCACGATGGCCTTGTTCGTCGAATCATAACGGATAACAACGCCAACACGACTGTTGCCATAGGATGATAACGTGTATGTATCATCATCGCTGGCATACACTTCCTTGCCGACATCCGTAATCAGCACACCGGAAATCGTCACTTTCCCTCTGTACCTGCCCGTTCTCAACCGGATATTCTTGGCCCCGGCCAGGCCACCCGTATTGACAACCTGCTCTAATGAGTGACCGACGAACAGATCACCCGCCACCAGGGGCCGGCCGTAACCGGCAAAGTTATCGCCGACCAATGCACCCTCGAATACGATATCGTCGGCGATAATACCAATTGCGTTAAAATCGCCCGTCACGATCGTCAACGGGCTGTCCACTGCTAAAGTCGTCATTTGACTATCTCCCAAAAAACATTATTTCATTTTCATTTTTCAAATCTCGTCACCGGTTTCGGAAATCGAGATTTACTTTATCTTTTTCATTGCCTTGCGTGCGGTTTCAGCTCTTTCATTATCGCCGCCGCCGGCCGCTCGCAGGATATAGCTTTCCACGGCCGGCCTCGTAAATTTATCCTTATCGGGCAGAACGCAGGGCAAACGCATCCCAGCAATCCCTTTCAGTTTCTGATAAGTACGCAGCGTGCCCTCGGCAAACGGGTCATCGACCTCAAGTAAAAAGCCCGGCACGTTCAGATTGGGACCGCTCTTGTTTTGAACGTCTATGACAATCCGCTGATAGAGATCGGGCAGATTTTGTTCCACCTGTTGGGGTGTACATTCCCCGAGTTTTTCAAGTACCTCATCTTTTATCTCCGAAACCAGCTCCGGATAAACAGTTTCCAAATCCTCCGCCGTTTCCAATGATTTTGTGGGACCCGACTCATCTCTTATCTCAGCAACCAGCCCCGGATATTGAGCCTCCAAATCCTCCACCGTCTCAAATATCGATTTACAAGGTTCCGTCATGCCAACTGCAGATTTTTCGGATTCCTTCGTGCCGGCTACAGGTTTTTCAGGCCCCTTCGTGCCGGCTTTGCCCTTGATCTCTTTTTTGGTCATTTGCTCACCTCATAAATTTTCATAAATTTTTTAGTTAATATTGTTTTTTGCTAAAGTCGAAAACATGCTGCCGGCAAATAGTTGTCACGTTGTTTGGTGTGCGATTTGCACACGGCCCTCTGCATCCGCTTTCTTGAATGCCACGTATGCCTCTACGTCATCACCGAACTCGGCCTGCAGAGCTTCGGATGCGGCAAATTCCTGCCTCAAGGCCTCCTCATTCTTATCGCCTTTGCCTTTCTGCTTATCACCGGGCGGATTTGCTCCATCGCTGAACTCATTCTCGGCAGGGTCAACCCGCTGCTTTTTCTTCTCAAGCTCCGTGTTTTTTTCACTCAGCTGAGTATTTGCCTTCTGGAGCTTCTCAATGCGAAGCTGCCTGGCCTCTTCGATCGATTTGCCTTCGCTGAAGCATTGAACAACCAGCTCATGGTCATCACTACAGGCCTCCTTAAGTGACGCGAATATTTCCTCCGCTGCCTCCTGGCCTTCTGATCTGCCCTCCGCAAGCATTTCCCCACACAGCTCGGGATAAGCTTCTTTAAGCATTTCCAAACTTGTTATTTCCGTTTTTTCAGCCATAATATTATTCTCCTGAAATAAATTGAATTTGACTTCTTGATTATCAGCAAACGCTGATGATTTTGTATTGCTGTCATAACCGAACACACACATGCTCACTTCCTTGATGACCGATTTGCGGAATACCGATCCCGGGCCTTTCAAGGTCAATCCGTTCACCTTGACGCTCGCTCCTTCCAGGACACGCTCAATGACAGACGGCGGGCAAAACATGCTCGCTTCCATCGGAAAACCTTTTTTAATATCGTTCTTCATGGCCTGGGCATTATCATTTTCCAGGAATTCGCCCTCGACAGTGACATTGTCGGAGATCTCCTGTTTGGTTGTAAAGCCGAGCCGGCTGGAGATAAAATGCGACTCGAGCACCGCTATCCGTTTTTTGTAGAACTTGACTCCCTGCAAATCAATCGCCAGGTTTCCCCAGTACCAGTGATTTTTCATAATACCACCCGAATAGCCGATTATCCGGAACTTATTGTTGTCCTTGCCGCCGTCACCTTGTGCAAAAGTTATTTCCGAACATTCGTTAAAGATACACGCTTTTAAGGGCGCCGTATTCGGAATATCCTGCTCAGTTATTGGTAGTCCCTCTGCCATCGATTGTTTCTCCTTTTTCTTGGCCGGCTCGAAGCTCTGATATTTGACGTTATTGTCCTTGAGCCATTTCTTGGCCTTCTGGACCGTCCAGCTCTTAACCGGGAACCTCAAGGCCTGCGGATGCGGCGGATCCTTGGGTTTTTTCTTGGTTTTGAGTTTTGCCCAGATAATAGCGATCGTCTTGGGCACTTTCTTCGTTCCGTAAATCGTTCCACCGTTTGTCCTGCGAAAACTCTTGGGATCGAAGTCCCCGGGATTTTTTAATCTCGCGCTATGTTCGTTTGGATACGGCATAATTTCTCCACTCAAGCCACGGGCTTTGCTGGTTTGGGAAACGGTATCAGTGTCACTCCCTTTTCCTTAGTATATTCTTCCTCTTCCGCTCGCACGTCCATGATGTCCCTAAACTCAAAACCTTGTCTTGCACATATTCGCGTTCGGTTTGTTGTCCCGTTCTTGAGCTGCTGCTCATCGGCCTTGGATTCCTTCCACGGATCAACATAAGGCCAACGCTTACATTGGATTTCATGCCGGGTCCAGTCCTCGCGTTCCGATAATTTCTTTCGGGCAATCCATTCCTGCAGCTTCAAAAACCAAAGCGGTCTCATAAACGGTTTTATCACAAGTTCCTGCTCATCGTGCCATGTGTCACGGGCCTCCTGATAGGCAACACGCGTATTCATAAAAGTCGCACCGGAATAATCACCGGTTAACAGCAAAAGCGGCATATTTACAGGCGAACCGATTAGCGTCAAGATTCGTTGCATAAACGTGTCGAAAGAGGCTGACGGCCGGGCCGTTCCAATTGCTTCAGCCTTTTCACCCGGACCACCATGCCAGATTATACCGGGGTCTATCTTCTCGAGCGGCCTGTCATCTTCATCCCTGCCGG